CCCCGTACTTCGCGGGTTGGGCTGGATTTAACGAGGCGCCCACATTTTGTACTTCTTGAAACACACGTTAACGAGTTGGAACTCAGGTCAGGCTCACTTTCTACGAGCTAGACCTCTAGCGCGAATCTTATCCATGGCGATCTGCTGCCTAAGTTGCGCTGATGTTTGAGCTTTAGTCTTAGGTATAGCAGCCTTAACCGCGGCCTTAACAGCCCCGGCGCGAGCAGAACGCTCTTTATTGATGATGCGCTCCTCGCGCTTCATCTCCTGGACACCATCATCCCTAACTTGACTGGAACTAGGCACGAGGGTGCCAGACACGCCCTCAACCATATTTGCAATACCAGCAATAGCACGCGCTGGCGGGAAGAAAGTGCCAATGGCCCCGGCTACATTACTAACCACCCCTGCTATAGGCTTAACGAAGCTGGCGACCTTACCAACAACATCGCTGAGCCAGTCTCCAAACCCATTCTCAGACAGCATAACCCCTGGCGGCATATCTTTCATGCACTCTGCAACGAGCCACAAAAAGAATCGGTCGTATGGCGCTGAAGGCTGCGCTAAAGCAGTCAAAGGGTTCCCAATCTGAGTTGGGAATATCTCTATGAAAGTACGCAAGTTGACAGTGATACTTGTCTGGTTGGACAAATTGGACAAATACGCACCATGCATATTAAATGAACTGATATTTGACCGAGGAGCACTCAACGCATTAAAACTGGTGAATCCAGACGCACTGTATGACCCGCCCAACATTATAGTATCCTGCTGGGATTGGGTGTAATAAACAGGAATTATAGCCTGATTGTTCACCAGGTAATTCTCATCTGAATTTGACGTAGCGATGATATATGCCCCTTCCTTGGCGTGCCATTGTCTCGACCCACCTAACAGCATAGCTTCCGCTAAAGATTCTGGCGGCGCCGGTCCCATCAACACTGAGGCAGACCCTATCCCAGCACCTCCCAATGCTGAGGTCAGACATGCTGTTTGACACTCGATGGGATTGGGCATCTGCTGAGCCCAACATGTCAAAGTGCCTTGTTGATACAATGGAGCAGTGGAATTAATAATCTCCATTCCAATACCGTATACCCGATAAGATCCAGGTACAGCTGGGACTACATTCGTAGACCCAGAGCCTGTAGTCGGTATAATGGGAGTCTGAGAATAAGTGCTAAACAGAGTGAGTGGTACGGTACCAGCAGCAGCACCAAAGGCTGTCAAACCGCCAACCAAAGTCCCGGTACTTGCATATGCTGAGATGGTGAGCTGATTACTAAATCTCAAACCTCCCCCATAGTTTCCGGGTTGGTATTGATACACAATATCTGGTATCATACTGGGAAACAGCACCAAGTTCAAATCCCAGTTGCCAGTAACTCCAGGTGGAGCCGTAAAAGTGACACTCTGCTTATATAACTCACTAACACTTTGCCCATTAACTGAATCAGGATGCCCATTTAACTTGAATGAATGATCGTGGAAGGGGTCCAACCTGGCCCACAGGGCACCGCGACTAGTTTCTAATACGCCCTCCGTGTTAAGAATCTTATTCATAATACGCTCAGATCTACTAATGTTGGACCCACCCAACAATTTGGGTCTAACCAAAAAGTCCCCTAGACATGGCAAATTCCACTCGGTAGGCTTGCCATCGTAATAGGGTATCAACCGCGTAGTCATAGAATGGTGCACGTCATGCGCCAACTTGAGGACCGAGGCATAGTCGAAGCGACACTCAGCTGAATCCACCACAGTAGCGGTTTTGATAGATCCAGCCAAATCGACTTTGACAAGCCTACTCTCAGGTTCCTTAGTTTCAACGACCACATTGGTCCAATCCTTCCAAATGACATCAGCCGCCGCCTCCCCTGCTGCTTCACAAACACTGCTGCGAGCTGTGGGTCCCATCCACAATGCTACAGCCTTACCCAAAGACCCAAGCTTTGTAAGAGCCACAGCTGAAACAGTAGCACCACCACGGGCTCGTACCAACACCTCTACCTGCTCCGCAAGACAAAGATGGGCAGGTAAAACTTCCTTCCCCGCCACCTTATAAATGAGCTTGGAGGAATTGGGAGGCGACACGTTGGGGTTAACTTTGCGAAACGCCTTACCAACTAGCATACCATAACTGGGGAACTTGTCGCCAAACTCAACATCGACACTCACATGTTCCCCATTTGGCAGCTTGACCAGAACTTGAGACAACACAGTGTCCTCATCAAGCCCTGCATCTTCTTCTTCAGATATTGGGACACAAGAATACCGCTCCCAAGGATGAGACCCATCAGTGTTATCAACAGACACAAGATGATCAAATATGGGGGTGGATCCCAACGCACCCCACTCACGATGATTCAACTCCTCTACAAACAACTCGTGCATCTCACGCGTATAACCATACCGCTCATCTAAAGCCGCCCACACACTAGGGGTTGGCTCACCCGGAACATCAGCACGCATCTTCCAAGGCTCATCCTGTTGATCAAGGATGTCAGCCCCCAAGGTGTTCTTCAGCACCCAGTCACAATAAGCTTTCAACGGCGGGTTGTTCTGAACCGTCCCGCACAAACTAAGGGCGGACATACGAGCATATGATTTCTCCAAACCGGCACGGCAACGCAGGCTAACTCCTACCTTAGCCAAAGTACGCCCAACGAGAGGGGTGAATGTCCACCCGAGCGAGTCCTCTACCAAAAAGTGGCTACAAAACTCAACTCGATGTGGAACCGCGTGGTACTTGGGCTTGGCCTTAAACCCAAGATAACCCATCCAAAGACCCCAATCAATAGGCTCACCAGAGTGTGACCCCACATTGTCATCACCCTGAGCCGCCATTTTGATATTCCCAACCGCTTCACTCAACGAACAATCACGCACCCGCATAAAAATGAATAAGTGCATGAACAAATTCAAAATGGAGTTCATCAATGACGTATACGTGTCTCCAGACTTCCGAGTGCCCGAGACCTCATACCGCCATCCGGTACCAGTATACCCATGAGTCTCCAAATTGACAGTCATCAAGTCAACCACAGCCAACGGGGCTCCAAAATACTTGGCGATCTCAACCTCAAGCATACCCAAAAGTTTGTGAATGCTCGCGTCATAATTGGAAATATCATTCTCAAACATGCGCCACGCTTCATTCCGAGCATACTGAGCAACTTCCCGAACTGTCTTACCGCTAGTGAACATCAGGTTATTTGGGGAAGACAACCAAACCTTCATGCGTCCTTGCAAGGCTGCCATCCACGGACCAACCAGATTTGTCATTTGCGGCTGCGCTCCCTGAATGAGCCGCGGAGCCTTAACACTAGGGTTGGTACGCGAACCCTTGTTAATACATTCCTTTTTGACAAAGGATTCACGCCTCGTAAACGACTGCAACTCATCGGCATTCAACTTGGTTGCGTCGCCAATGCCACTCTCATTGAGAGCGGCTTTATTGCGACGCAACCTAACCTTAACAGACAGTGTGCTATTGACCCCAGCAAGCCACTCGTCATAAGACAATGCCTTTATCTCAAATCGCGGCCCTAACAATTTGCTCTTGTGGCGCGGAAACCAATCCTTAACCATGCTAATAAGCATGGCAAGGTCGGGTTTGATAGGTTGCTTAATCACACGCTCAACCAAAGAAACGAGCTCATTTGTCTTTGAGCTCTCATAGATAGTAGGGGGCATCTCATCGCACGCTGTAGTCAGCACGGTGGCGCACGGCGTCTCCTTAACTTCTGGCTCCTCACCAGTAGACCTATCTTCC